TCTCGCCTCTTCTGGTCATAGTTCCATCTGGAGTAACGTGAGAGGTGGATAAACTGCTGATATTGTGTGGGAAGTGTTGTCATTTGTTGTTCTCCGTTAGGACTATTTTTGAGTTTGATGTTACCTTACCGTCTGTTGTTTCCATAAATAACTTACCTGACTGTTCAAGGGATGTAAGGACATAGTCATACTCATTATGACCACCGTCAAGTAGTCGAGAAGACATCATCTTTTGCCTTGTGACAGACCCTCCCCTGTTAGCTAGATACTCAATAACCTTCCTCTGCTTGTTCTGGTGGACGCTTTCTCCTAGCTCCCTGTCAAACAGGTATCTGGTACATTTTTCTGCATAAAGAGATAGGGAAATCCCTCCCATAACTGCTGGTTCACTTATGGTCTGACTGTCGCTGTCTAGTAAATATTGGAAAAGTATCGCTGATTTCAGTACACTAGGCGACCATCTCTTGAGGAATGGGTCTAGTATGGACTTAGTACCGTCATTAGATTCTTGGAAACGTGAGAACATATCGTTATGGTAGTCCTCAAATATCTTCTGAGCAGATGGCGATATACTATATTCTATGGGAACGGAAATATTGTCGAGTTGATTGTATATCTCAGACAATAATCTGTACGAATGTAGCTCCTGTATCTTTGTCTTCTTATGAGGAAGTGCATACGGAACCTTGTCTGTTACTGGTGGTTTAAAGAGCATGAACCGTGCTAGGAAGCCTGACCCAGCATCATCTTTACCTAGAAGACCTTGAAGAAATTCTATGGTTGACACACCGGAGATACCCACGAATGGGTACTGTAATATTTTACTTCCTCCAGTTCTAGTTACATCCTCAAAGTAGGATGGTACATCATACAATTCAGTAAGATGCTGACGAAATCCTCTGTTATGGTTTGATTCCAACATTGCCAGCCATGCTCCGAACTCTGAGAGTAGCCAGACTCCACCGCCTGTCTCGTCAATACGGTCAATACATGCCTCCCATGATGCCTTGTTTGGAAGTACAGTCCTCATAGACTTGTACCGACCTAACTCACCCTGAGACTCTAGCAATTCATCATCATTATCCTGTGCCCCATTCTCTCGTAATGAGGACATCCTACTCTCTATGTCTCTGATTTCGTAGATGATCTTCTCTTCACGATCCTTCAGCCTAGCAGAGCCAGCGTTAAGTGCTGTAGTCTTAAATGAACCACTCTCTGATATGGATAGGAACCACAGGTTGCCGTAGAGGGAAATAAAATAGTTGGGTGGCTTGATGAGGAGCTTGATACCTGCGTGTGCCCCAAGACAGGACAGGGCTGTACCGTAGATGATGGCAGAGCTTGCTTCAGTTAGTTCACAGGCTTCACGAACATGATCACGCAGTATGGGTGGCATGTGAGTGTCGTCAAATTCCTCTGGTTCCTTCTGGTCAAGGAGGGAGGAACATATCTCCTTCATGTGTTCAGGGTTTGGGACTACAACGTGAGTCCTCTGGTGATGCTTGAGTTCTACTGACCGCTGAGTAAATAACTCGCTCACCTTTATGCCGAAAGAGTCACAGATCACACGTATGTCACAGCCCGAATGACAGCGCATTAGAATCTTGTCTTTTTCCAAGGTAACACTCAAGGAGGGCTTCCGGTCTTCATGCGTAGGGCAAATCGCATTGACAGTACTGCCAGACCTAGAAACCCCCTTGAGTTGATTAATTATCTTTTGGTATACCTCACTTATATCATTGACTGTCTCTGACCGTTCTGACTCGGTTAGGAACTCATCTACATTCAGGTTATCGAAGTCCCATGACTTACTGAGGTCTAGGCTGGATGACTCAACCTCAAATGGATTCTTGGATTCCTCAATCCATTTCAGTAATCCAGTCTTTAATTGTTCCTTTGAGACCCCTTCATACTGAGCTAGGTAGTCTGATACATCCCCACCCTTATCAAGGTTGGGCAGGTTTACTATCCAGACTTTAGAGACAAACTCTCTGATGTGTTCGCCTGTCTCCTGAGCAAACTTCTTACCTGCCTCATCATTATCTGGAATGATGAAGACTTGGTCGAATCCGCTAAAATATTTCTCTGGAAAGTCTGGTTGCTTCTTTAAGAGAGGAGACCATGCGTTGCTACCACCTGCTATGGTTGTAGCTACAAGGTCTATGTCGTGAAGATTGTCTGCATCCTTCTCACCTTCTACAAATATGATTGCACGGTGATCCTTGATGTCAGGCCATCTGTAAGGGACTTGCTTTATGCCGTCCCAATTCCAGACTTCCTTGCCTGTTACATCTGTACGTAGTCTCCGAAATTCCTTGTTAGGAAATTTTACTACTGTATATAGTAGCCTACCATTTCCATCCTTATACTCATGTTTTATCTGTTCCATTTAGTGCCCCACATTTAACTTTAATGTACCCCTTTTTACGTGAATCCTTTTCGCATCTGATTATTTTAATCTTGTCTACCTGTGAGTCATCCTTGAACCACGGTAGTGCATCTTCTATTATCTTAATTAGGTTGGAGATGTCTCGTCTCCGATTGTCTGGTGGATAAACTTCTATGTCTAGCCAGACTCTTTCTGTCTCATATACCATCTTAGTACCTGCAAAGATGATGCCACAGGCGTTCTTAAATGCCTTGCCTTTAGCAGAAACGTATAACCCCTTCCCCCTGACCTTGTACAAGGCATTGACTGATACAGGCCATGGTAGGATAGCATCGTAGTATGCCATCTCTATCTGTATAGGTGTAATTCCGGTCATTATTTCAATGATGTTTCAGGTTGCGTATTCTAACTATCCAACCTTTATATTTGTCTTTAGTTTTGTATTCTAGGATTGTTTCAATCTGATAGGAACGGTCTGGCAACAGGAGAGTAACCAGACCGCCTTGAGTAGAGGACAGAGCGTATCTTTTCAACGGTTGACCTCACCCAATTTTAGAACGGCAGGTCAGCCACATCCTTACCAGCAGGAGGTGGAGTGAGGACGCTTGGAGATGCATCAGCAGAGAATGCTGAGACCTCACGTACCTCATTGTAACCGTTCTTATTGGGGCCGTAGTCTACCTTAACGTACTTGCCCTCTAATTCGCTAAGGCTAGTAAGAGTTTTAAGGCCAAGAGCATGAGCATAACGTGCAACCTTACGTTTGCCTATGCCGTCCTTAACCTTGCCAGCATCATCGTGCTGGTTGTTCATGTAGATGGCCTCAAAGAGCCATTGACCGTCATACTGAGGATTGCCTGAGATTTCTATAGGCATCAACAGTTTACTGTGGCCCTTAGCGTCCTGACGGACATCTGGCAGGGGTGCCTTGATTTCACATACGTACTCCCCAGCAGGAACTTCTATACGTTCACGCTTGGTTTCTGTTTCTAGTGTTTGCTGTACATCCTCGATTGAGAATGCTAATTCAGAGTTTTCCATAATTTATCCTTGTG